AAAAAGTTGAATCAAAAGTATAAGAAAACTTAGAAATAAACAAATTAAAGTTTTTGTTGTTATTGGCTCTTTAAGAATTGCCCAAGCCATTATACTAAATACAATTACACCGATACTGAAACCAATGATACGATTAGGCCATGTTTGACCATCATATAAACTCACCATTTCTCTACTTGCAAGAATAACGATATATCCAACAGGTACTCCGATTAGAGTCATCATAAAAGGGTTGTTTTTAATCCATTTACTCCAAAGGTGCCCTTGAAGTTGGTAAAAAGTGAATGCCTGTGAAAAAAGATAAACCGTGAGAATAAAAATAATTGAGCCTAATTTGTTCATAATGTAACAAATATAGTAAATTATTGTTACAAAAAAAACCCCCACCGTATAGTGAGGGTTTAAATTAATATAGAAATATAAATTATTTACCGAAGAGATAACGAATACCTAACTGAGCACTCCATACATCAAATACAGATGAATTGTATTGATATGTGTCTCTTGCTAATATTGTTGTGCCGTTAGTTAATCTTTGAGTTGCCAATCTATAAGATGGAACGTTGTTAGCGTCTCTACTTACAAAGTTTAACAACTGAGGTGCGGTAGCTCTTTGAGATACTCCCCAATTATTATTTAACATGTTTGTAAAGTTCAAGATATCCATTCTAATTTGGAATGCATTTTTCTTTCCACCAATCTTAACAAATACGTCTTGAGCAACTGAGAAATCCAATCTGTGTAAGTAAGGTAGTAAACCACCATTTCTTTCAGCATATTGTCCTCTACGAGTTGATAAGTAATCGTCTTGGTTGATAAATGCGTCAAATGCTGCTTGTTGTTCTGCTTCAGTATAAACTCTTGTACCAACTGTTAGCGGTGAGAATTTAATATCAGAACCTTTTACAGGTACAAATAATAAATCGTTGTTATTAACTCTATCACCGTTTAAGTCACCCGCCACAATGTAAGAGAATGGGTTAGATTGTTGACCAACATAACCTAATGTTAGGGTTGTCGCTCCACCATACTTTTTACCATACTCGATTCTATAACCTAATAAACCTACGAATCTATTCTTAATAAACGCGTCTGCAAATGATAGTTGTAAATCATTGTTTCCGTTAACCGATAACGCTGATTGCCAAGAACCACTCGCGATTGAACCAGCACTCATGAAATCTTTTGAGTTTGCAGTTGTCCAAGCAAATGAACCCCAAAGACCTTTTTGAACTGGTTTTTCTAATTTAAATGTTAATGATTCGTGGAACGCTCCGTTCTTGTTTGTAAGAACCGCAGCTCTACTTACGTTGTTATTAACTCTAACTGTTGCATCTGTGCCACCAAAACGAGGTCTGTTGTCAACACCACCTAAAGTACCTACAGGGTTCTGTAAGTTAGCTTCGTAGTAATGAACAGCATTGATTGTTTTATTGTAAAGATACTCAGCACTTAATATTAATCCCAAAACTGGTAGTTTTTGGTCTACTGCTAAGTTTGTTTTCCAAACTTGAGGGAATTTGTAATTAGGGTCAGTTAAAGCTAAATCAAATGTTGAAGGTAATGTTGGTGTTGAAGGTATGAAATATTTGTTAGGGTCTGCCGTGAATCCGTATGCCGCAGCTGCCGCTCCTGATACATCAATAAATCCTGTTAACACACCGTTGTTACCAATTTGGTTAGATAAGAAAACATATGGAGGTCTACCCGTGAATACACCTGTACCACCTCTGAACTGTGTTTTACTTTTACCTTTTAAGTCATAGTTAAATCCAAATCTTGGTTCCCACAATACTTGTGTTTTCGGCATTACGCCTGTATTGAACTTTTCACCATTAGCAAAAGTCATTGAAGTTATTGTAGGGTTTTCTAAAGCCGTGTTTTCAAGGTTGATAATATTTGTTCTGATACCAAAAGTTAATTTTAAATTTTCAGTAGCATCAAACTCGTCTTGTAGATATAAATCTAATCTGTTTGATTTAAGAGTTTGCATTGGTTCTACCGCTCCTGGTAACGCAGAATAACGTAATTGGAAACGAGCTGGTGCAAACGTTGAAGGTGCACCTCCGTTAGCCAATGATTGGTTTGCTGCTGTATAGAAATCCGCCAAACTGTTAAAGATGTAAACACCATTAGATGCTGGGAAGAATAAGTTGTTAGATTGATATTTTTGGAAGTTGAAACCACCAACAAGAGTGTGCTTATTCAAATACTTGGTTAAGTTATTAGTTACGTTAAATGTTGCGTAATCTAATTTGTTACCAGGTGTGAATGGGTCAAAACCTACAGAAGTAAGTGTTGTTGCGCCTTCTTTGATATCAATAGTTGGGAACATTTGAGAAAGATATGCTCTATCCTCAATTTGTTTATCAAATGAAACAATTAAGTTGTTATGTAATGTTGTTGAAAACTTAGAGTTTAATTCCAATACAGCGGAACGAGTGTTATCCATGATAACATATCCACTATTTTTGAATGACATTGCATTAATGTTCTGAGTTCTGTTACCAAATCCTGCTGATTGTGAGTTTGAAATATTAATCTCAGCGTCAGAATTATGATGTACATAACGAGCAGTTAACTTGTTCTTGTCATTAATGTTCCAGTCAACTCTCACCAAAAACTTCTTTGAAGAGTTTGCGTTTGAGTATCCTTCAAAAGGACCTGTTTCATAACCAAACTTTTCTTTCATGAATGTAGAAAGTTGAGTTAGTTGTTGATATGTTGGTCTTGAAACTTGAGAACCTGTTAATGGAGAACCAGTTGAAATCCAAGTAGTTCCTGGTTCAGTTTTAACAATTTCTTCGTAGTTACCAAATATGAATAATTTGTTCTTGATGATAGGTGCACCTAAACGGAAACCATTAACCTTCTCATCAAATTGAGATGCGGTAACTTTGGTACCTCTTGCATTATCACCAACATAACGAGAACTGTTATCTCTTGTTGTTCTGTAAAAACTACCTTCAATTTCGTTAGTACCTGAACGGGTAACCGCGTTGATACCAGCACCAATAAAACCACTTTGACGAATATCAAAAGGTGCTACGTTAACTTGAAGCTGTTCAATAGCATCTAAAGAAATTGCTGATGCTCCAGTTCTTCCACCAGCCTGTGCTGATGAACCAAGTCCGAAATTGTTATTAAATTGCGAACCATCAATCGTAAAGTTGTTAAGACGAGAATCTTGAGCTCCAAATGAAGAACCATTACCGAATGGGTTGTATTTTGTAATACCATCGATAGTTCTTGCACCCGTGATTGGAACTGCTTGTAATTCTCTACGACTAAATTGTTGAGCTGCACCAGTTCTTTCTTTTGAGAATGTACTGTTTCTTGAGCCAGCAACAACTACAACTTCACCCAAAGTCGTTGTTTCACTTTGAAGAACGAAGTTCACATTAGTCGTTAATCCTAAAGAAGTTACGATATCCGAATACTCCTTAGGTTTATAACCTAAATAAGTTGCTTTAATTATGTAAGGACCACCAACTCTAGCTGCAGGGATGAAATACGCCCCCTTCGCGTTTGTTGAAGAACCGTACTTTGTACCTGTTGGTTGGTGAACCGCAACAATCGTTGCACCAATCAAATTTTCGCCTTTTTCATCTTTCACAACACCTGACAGGGTCGATGTAGTAATCTGCCCGAAAGATGTGATTGTCACGAATAAGGTCAAAAGTGACATCATGATTTGCTTTTTCATGTTTTTTTGTTTATTGGTTTATAAATAAAAAATCCCGAAGACAAGGCGTCGACGGGACTGATATTACAATGTTTAAGATATTTCTTGTATAATAAATGTTCATACAACTGAATATAAGTATAGTCCAAAGTTTGGAAAAAATCAAAAAAAAATTAAGTTTATGTTATGTATTATTTTTCAAATAATCGCATTCATAGTTTCGACAGGTTTCTGGTCTAATCGAATAAACACTACACGCTCTCAAAGTTTCATTATAAAATATACAATACTTTTTAGGGTTGGTCAAATTAACTCTAAGAGCAGGATAAGCAGATTCATTCTGCCAAACATTTTTTTCGGGAAATAAATTTTTACCTTCTTCATAATCAATAAAAACTTCTTGATATTTGATTTCCCTACCGAACTTTTCAGATAATCTTTTTAGAAATTCTTTATTATCGGGATGAGGACCGATAATCCAATCTCTATCTTCTATGGAGCAACAACTCCCATGATAGTTGTCAACACCATAACATTTAAAACTACAAATATTACAATTTTCACCCATAGTACAAATATAATAAAAAAAGGGTTAGAAATCTAACCCTTTTAATTGGTGGAGAAGACGGGAGTCGAACCCGTGTCTTGTTCGCGATAACCATAAATGACTACACGTTTATTTGATTGTTCACAATCAACAAATAGTTGGTTTCTTGCAGAGTAACCAACAAACCTGTTCCGACTCGGATTTAGTGAGCCAGCCGATGTGCTCAAACAAATTTCCTGAACTTAATCACGCGGTATTTGTTAAACCTCATGGACTTCTGTTCCTAGGTGTATGTCCTTACCGACCCGACATTGTTCCCTACCAATTAGGCAGTAACAACACTTTCTTCACGGATAAGACCGATAGCAGAAAGTTTAGCGATAGTTTCGCCTGTTATTGTTCAAACCAGTTTTAAAGGAGTTAGCTCAGCTCCTACGTGCCACCTATGCCTACACACGCCAATCAATGCCGTGACTTCCCCATAATTTCAAATAACTATTACAAATATAGTACAATATTTTTATTTACCAAAAAAATATATTTATATGAGTTATGGCATCTTACGATTTCTTTATTAATTTAAAAAATTTTATCAAGGGTAAAATTAACCCAACTGAGTTCATTAGTAATACTTCAAATTCTGATAATGTAGAAGAAATTAGATTAGATAGAAACAAATTACCTCAAAGTAAAATTTATTTTGATTTCGGAAACATTAGTAATGTATTCGAATTGTTAAATATTTCGGATGATGATGCTTGGTTCTATAATGTAATAACAAATCCATATAGTTCTTATGACCCGATTGATAGGTCTTCGGCAGTAGAGGATTTTAGAAGTGGGTACGGACTATGGTATGCTCTAAACGAAGAAAATATGGACAAGTTTAAATTGATATCCAAAGTTCTTGTACCGATGGAATTTGACCTAAACTCAGATAAATTTTCTAACGAACTTTATGATAAACTTTACGATTATTCCAAAAAAGAATTAACTAATATTATTGACGCTTATACGAATGAAAGAAATAATGAAATCACCACACTTGCAAGAGATAAAATGGAAGAAGATTTAAAAGAATATTTAGGAAGTAAGGGTTTTGGTTTAACTCGTGATAATTTATACACATCTGCCGCTGATTTATACTACAATTATTTAAGATTAGGAACACCTCATCTTACACCGAAAGAATTAATAAAAAAAATCTACGAAAACGAAGATAGTGTTGGGGGGTGGTATGACAACTTGTGGGAATACCAAAGCGATACAGTTTTTGATAATGAAAGATTTAATAATGATGTTCAATGGGAATTAGATAAAATTATTGAAAAATTTGAAGACGAAGGAAACAAAAAATACATAGAAATGATTGATAGAGTTTCCTCTAAATTTCCCACAGGAGAATTCCAATTCTTACCAAAAGACAAATCGAAAGAAACAAGATTTTCAATAGTAGGTTATGATTTTCCTACAAAAAAAATTATTGTAAAATTACAAAAAAAACTCAAAGCAAAAGAGTTGAAATTAACTGAAGAAAATTTTTATAATCTTCTTTACCAACCGGAATTATTTAAAATTGGAGAATTGGCAGAAATTTAGTATTTTTGCACAATGAATTATAATATACCCTTTTTAAAGTCGGTACTCAGTGTTCCTACCAAAACTTACCAAGAAGACAAAATGATTGAATTCATTGTCGAGTGGTTACACAAAAAAAATATCGAATATTACGTTGACCAATTCGGCAATGTTTATGCAACAAAAAAAATTGATGAAGTCGAGGAAAATTTTTATTTTCCGTGCGTCATTTCTCATACAGACACAGTACATACAATCGATTCAATAAACATCAGAGAAGAATACCTACCCAATGCTCAGAAAGAAATCAAACTTTCACTTAAGGCATATAATGATAGTGGTAACCCAACGGGTATTGGAGGTGATGATAAAGCCGGTGTTTTCGCTTGTTTAACACTACTTGATGAACAACCATACTTAAAGGCTGCTTTTTTTGTTTCTGAAGAAACAGGATGTCATGGTTCACGTAAAGCAGACCCAGAGTTTTTTAAAAACGTCGGGTATGGAATTCAGTTTGACGCACCTGAAAATTGGATGATTACTGAAAGATGTTTTGGTCAAGTACTTTTTGACAGAGAAAGTGAATTTTTTTCTAAAATTGATAAGGTCCTTACAGAGGGAATGCACCCTGAATTCAGACAATATATGACACATCCTTATACTGATGTATATGCACTAAGGACACAATTTAATTTTTCATGTATCAATTTTTCCATAGGATACTACGACTATCACACAAGGAATGAATATGTTGTTATAGAAGATGTGTATAATGGAATTGAAATGGGTAAAAAAATGATAGAATCTTTGGGATATACCTTACATTTTAAGGAAGTACAAAAACAAAATCCAAACAGAATTTACCTTTAAATAAAATTTTCCAGCTTACTTATGTGAGATTTGACTATTGGATGGTCTTGGATATCTTCAAAAGATTGTCCTTGACTTTTCATTAGTTTGATAGAATCAACTATATTTTTGATACCACTTTTTACATAATCGGAGGCCTGAGGATAGTTTTCTATAAAAGAAGAAACTTTAAATATTTTTGAAATTTTGGACTTTTCTAAATTCATTGAACTGACAAGTTTACCTAACATATTTTTTGCATACTGGTCAGCATCTAACTCCATATCCCAATATTTTTGATATAATTTTTCGAAATCGTCTAAATCCATTTCGGAAAGAGGGTTTTGCATTTTCAAATCGGATACTTGTTGTTCGTGCCTAACTTCGTGAAATAATGTGTAAAGAAAATCTCCTAAACTCCACATTGAACTAGGTGAACAAATTATAATTTGGTCTTTTGTTCTAACCCCATTATATCCTGAACATGCCTTTAAAAATTTTATATTATAACCCCTATTTTTCAAAAAGTCATAAACAAATTTTTTTATTTTAAGGGATATTTCATTTGTAATATCTGAGTTAGTTGAGGTGAAGTTATCAATTACTTTCTCGAAATTATTTTTTTCAACCTCTACTTTGTTTTCATGTCCACACTTATGACAAGTGTATGGGTCTTTTCCCCCATCATTCAAATTCCATGACCATCCACAGTTATCACAAATAACTTTATTATTTGTGACAATTTCATTTAATATTTTTTTTATTAGTTCCCTCATCAATATTAAATATAAAAAAAGGGACTTATCGTCCCTTTTTTTGTACAATTACTTCTTCACCATCAACTTTAATTTGATAGGATTTACCCTCAATGAGTTTTCCTGTGAGTACTTCCTCGGAAAGCAAATCTTCGACTTTATCTTGAATTGCTCTTTTGAGTGGTCTAGCACCATAGAGTTCATCATATCCTATTTTAGAAAGATATTCGACTAATGATTCATCGTAAGTAATATTATATTTCATATCACCCAATCTTGAAACTAATTTTTTTAGTTCAATTTCAGTAATTTTTTTGATGTCATCTGAACTGAGAGAATTAAAAACAATAGTATCGTCGATACGGTTAATAAATTCAGGAGAAAAGAAATTTTTCATCTCTTTCATTAACATTTGTTTTTTTGCTTCTTCATTAGAATAAGAGTTATTACTAAATCCTATTCCCGTACCAAAATCCTGAAGTTTTTTTACACCCAAGTTTGAGGTAAGAATTATTAAGGTATTTTTAAAATTAATCTTTCTACCTAAACTATCTGTTACATGACCATCGTCTAAGATTTGAAGTAGTACTGTAAAAACATCTTTATGTGCTTTTTCTACCTCATCAAATAGAATTACTGAGTATGGTTTATTTTTTACTTTTTCAGTCAACATACCACCTTCTTCATAACCTACGTAGCCGGGAGGTGCTCCCACAAGTTTAGATACTGTATGTTTTTCTTGATATTCACTCATGTCGACCCTGATTAGTGAATCTTCACTACCAAACATTTCTTTTGCAAGTTGTTTAGCCAAGTGAGTTTTACCAACACCAGTTGACCCTAAAAATACGAATGACCCGATAGGACGATTTGGGTCCTTGATACCTAAACGATTTCTTTTGATAGATTTAACAATCTTTCTAACAGCATCGTTTTGACCGATTACTTTATCGAATAAAACTTTATCCATATTGAGTAATGCTTTCGTATCATCTACACTCATTTTACTTACAGGGATTTTTACCATGTTCGAAACCACGTCGTAAACATCCTCCAAAGAAATTTTCTGCTTGTCTTTCTCTAATTCTTCTTCGAACTTTTTCTTCTCGGCCTCTAATTTATCAATGAGTTTCTTTTCTTTATCTCTGAGTTGAGCAGCCTGTTCATAATTTTGTTTCTTTACAACGTCAATTTTTTGTTGACGTATTTCTGCCGCCTTTTTCTTCAATTCCTCAATAGAAGCGGGAACCTTCAATTCAGTTTGCATTCTTGCACCTACTTCATCCATGATGTCAAATGCTTTATCAGGAAATTCTCGGTCAGTGATGTAACGGTCAGCAAGTTTCACACAAGTTTCGATTACTTCATCAGAGTAATTAACTTTATGGAATGTTTCATACTTATCTCTAATATTTTTCAGAATTTGAATTGTTTCAGCCACAGATGAAGGTTCAACTATTACTTTTTGGAATCTACGCTCAAGAGCACCGTCCTTTTCAATGTTCTTACGAAACTCATCCAAAGTTGTTGCTCCGATACATTGGATTTCTCCTCTTGAAAGAGCAGGTTTGAAAATGTTCGCCCCATCCATAGAACCCGCAGAATTACCTGAACCCACAAGTGTGTGAATTTCGTCAATGAAAACTACAATGTTAGGATTTGCTTGAAGTTCTTCAATTATAACTTTCATCCTTTCTTCGAATTGTCCTCGGTACTTGGTACCGGCAACAACGGAGGTCAAGTCAAGGTTAACAATTCTCTTGTCAATAAGATTACGAGGACATTCACCTTTAACGATTTTAATAGCGAGACCCTCAACAAGAGCCGTTTTACCACAACCGGGTTCACCAATGATAATTGGATTGTTTTTCTTTCTTCGAGAAAGAATTTGTGCTAATCTTAAAATTTCTCTATCACGACCGATAACTGGGTCAAGTTTACCCAATTCAGCAAGTTTATTTAAATCCCTACTGAAGTTATCCAAGACAGGAGTATTACTGTCCGAATTTTGTTTTTGTTTTTTACTACTCATTTTTTCTTCATCATCCATTAAATCGTGTGACATATTTAATTAATTTTTACAAAGATGAGTCAAAAATCGTACATCACCAAACAATTTGTCAAATTGTCATGGATATTTTTTTATTATGACAATATGTCTCATAAATAGATAAAATGACTGACATATTGTTTTGTAAAAATATGTAGGTACAAAAATTGTATTAGAAATGGTCAAATAATAAACTCATAAAAAAAATAACACTATGATTTACGGTTCAGATTTAAACGACATCTTTGACAGAGTATTTGGAGGTAGTCCAAATGTTCATTACAAAACATCAATTATCAGAAATGATGACACCGAAAACAATTATGAAATTAACCACACAAAAGATGGTGCATACCTATTCTTCGATGCACCAGGTTTTAACAAATCAACTTTGAAAGTAGAGATGGAGAATGGTAATCTTTACATCAATGGTAGTAGAACATATAAACTAAATGGTGATGAAAAAGTCAAAACCATAAAAAAAGAATTCAGAATTGGTGACGGATATGACCCTTCTTCGGTTGAGGCGACTATTGAGGACGGACTCCTAACTGTATTTGTCCCAAATTTTAAAAAACAAGAAAAGAAAAGAATTTCCATTCTTTAATTTCCGTAGTTACCCCACCCAAAAGGTGGGGTTTTTTATTGGATATAATTTAATGTTTCAAAATCTCTCGAATAAATTAACCCTATTTTTTCTTTAATATCACTGGTCAATAATTCTTCATAACATTCAAAACTACCACGATTTAGTAAGGGTAATTTAGGTATATCGGTGTTAAGTAGGTTTTGTAGAGGTTCTGCATTAGAAGATATGTCTTCTAATTTTATATAATTAACAACATGGTTCAAGTCGTTCCAATGGACTTGATTAAAAAAAACTCTACTTCCACCCCAATGTAATTTGTATTCTATAAATTTTTCGATAAATAATGTATCCACAAAAATGTCTGTAATTAAATCCTTTGAATCCCTAACAGAGTAAACATGATTTGTAAATTCATTAAAATTCATATTTTTCACAGGTGAACTCGTTTTCACATTTTTTAATAATTTCATTAGGTGAAAATATCCACTACAAAACCTATAGTAAGGATTGCGAGTAACTTGGATTATTTTATAATCGTTTAAATTTTCTATTTCAAAATACTCGACAATTTCAGAAAGAAAAAGATGAATTTTAGGTTTCCAATAAGATTCGTTTGGGAATGAAAACCCTAACCCTAAAGATTCTATCATTTTTGTTAACGATGTTGAACCTGACTTTGGAGGTTGTAAAAAAATAATTTTATTAGATGTTGATAACATTTTTAAATTTTGTGAGATAGTAGAAATGACTCTGAAACCCAATCAATAATTAAATGAATTCTGTCGGTTTCACCCAAATTAGATACTGAATGTTCTTGTCCACAGTTATCAATTTCCCAAATCTCACCAACAGATAAATGTTTTGTTTCATCACCTACCGTGAATAAACAATCTTCGTTAGTTTGGATTGCAACATGACACCTTTTGCCGATTTCTAAAGATTTTCCGACAATGTCTATGTGTGGAGGTATTAGTTTTTTCGAAGGTAACAAAACTAAAATGGCTCTGAAAATTTTTCCTTTTTCACCAACACTTTCATCAATTATTTTTTCAATTATACTAATTTGTTCTTGAAACAAATTGTAATTCTCAGTGTAATGTGGATTAAAATGTTGCAAATTGAAAGATTTGTCGAATATTATTGGTATTGTTTTGGTTTGCCTGTGAGTAAAGTATTTTTTTTGTCTTTCCACGTAATCATCCCAATCTAAGTTATCGATGCAGGATAAAAAATGATTTATTATGTTTTTATTTAATACTCCATGTAAAATGAATGGTTCCATAATAATATTTATCTTATATGAAACCATTTGAAAAATTATTAGAAGATAATATTTCTTTAAGACAAGCGTTAGATGTTTATTTTGAACTGAGACAACATTTTCAAGAGTTAGGTTTTAGTGAATCTCAGTTAGATGACCCTCCTAGTTATACCTTTAAGATGATGAATCTTTTCGATAAATTTCAAAACAAAATGAATTATTTACTTAGTTATGTAAAAGATTATGGTTTCGAAATAACAAGAGAGGAATTGAATGACTATATCAAACCTCTATTAATGAAGATTAACGAAGTAACACCACTCAAAGATGGCAGTAACGAAAGAGACAATACAGGGGACTAAGATTTTGAATGAACTTAATTCATCAAATATCAGAAAAACTGAATATGACACAGAGTCAAAAAAGTTAGTAATTGAGTTCAATACTGGTATAAGGTATGAATATGATGAGGTTCCACACCAATTATATACAAAATTCAGATTAGCAGAATCACAAGGAAAATTTTTCTTTGCAGAAATATCAAAAAAGTTTAAATACAAAAAACTATAATAGTCGTAGTATTTATTAAGGATGAATAATTTTCAAAAAATCCTTAACAGTTTTTCGTTACAAAAAACTTTAAATCCTAAAGTTTGGGAAAATCCTGAAGACCCAAAAGATGCCAAGTTAAACCCTAAGGTAAAAAAGGGTTTGATGCGAATTGCCGAAGAATTTATTGACTATTTGGGTGAGGATGTTTTTGTTGAAGATATTATTTTGACAGGGTCTTTGGCAAATTTTAATTGGTCTGAATTTTCAGATTTTGATTTACATATATTAATAGATTTCCAACAGTACGAAAAAGAAGCTGAATTATATAAAGAAATGTATGATTTGAAAAAATACATTTTTAATGAAAAACATGATATCAAAATTTATGGATATGATGTTGAACTTTATGCTCAAGACACCGAAGAAAGTCATTTTGCGTCTGGTGTATATTCTTTAATGAATAATGAGTGGTTAACAGAGCCAAAAAAAGTAGATTTTGAGTTAGATAGGGATGTTTTGGAAAATAAAATAAAATGTTGGACGGATAAAATAGACACAACTTTAGAATCAACATCGACCACAGACGATAAAAAAATATTAGAAAAATTAAAAGACAAGTTAAAAGAATATAGAAAATCTGGTTTGGAAAAAGAAGGTGAGTTATCATATGAAAATTTAGTTTTTAAATTTTTGAGAAGGTCAGGGCATATTCAGAAACTTTTTGATATGAAAGATAAGTTGGTTGATAAAGAATTGTCGGTTGAGAATAAATTGGAATCTTAAATTATTCGTACCAATCGTATATTTATAAAGAAAAAATAGATGGCATTCACATATTATATTGCGAACCCTTGTAGTGGAGGAGGAACTTTGTTCATTAAATCTGAAGAATTCTTAATATCAGGTAAAATTTATGAACTCACCATTGCTGGTTCCAATGATTGTTATACAGTAACTAATGGACCTGAATCACCCATAGCCCAAACAGCAGTAATTTTTACAGGACCATGGAATTCATGTGTCGAATGTTTACAAGATATTACACCAACACCTACTGCTTCAAACACGCCAACTCCAACACAGACACCGACAAATACTGCGACTCAAACACAAACACCAACACCATCTATAACTGCAAGTAATACCCCGACACCATCTATAACTGCAAGTAATACCCCGACACCATCAATCACACCTACAAATACTGCAACACCTACAAATACCCAAACAGGTACACCAACTCAAACACCAACAAATACAGCAACTCCAACGCCTACACATACACCATGGCCTTTAACTGGCTATAGTGTTAATGAACAATATGAATATGATTCACAATGTTGTAATCCACCAACAGGTGCGACAACCTCAAACACCGCATATCCTCATCCAATAGATACTGATGGAATAGGAGTTCCATTTGTACAGTTAAATGCTGTGGAATTAGGAGGATTCAACGGATTAAACAATTAAAGAAAAAAAAAATATAAAATGGCAGATTTAAAACCAATTGGCAGTGAAAAATTAAGTGGCCAAGATAAAATTAAGAGAATCATGGAAATTGCTCGATACAAAGAAAATTCTCCATCAAGCTTAAACGAAACCTCACGTAGTGAATTCAATATCGGGTTAGCCGATGGTAATGAATATCAGATTGTTAAAGAAAAACAAGGATACATTATCAAAAAAACAATCTCTGAAGGAACTACTGATTATATTGAACCAATGAAAAATAGAAAATATTTTTCATCTTATTCGCAAGCATTGAAAAGATTAAATCTTTTGACAAAGGAGATTAATAGAATTAATGAAAATGAGGAAGAAATTTCTCTTTTCGGTGAGCAAAGAAAAGTGGTATTGAGAACACCAAAGGCTATGGGTTCAGTTGAGGATGAGCCGGTAGCGGCTCCACCAGCTCCACCTGCAGAACCACCAGCAGTCCCTGAACCAGAATTACCACCATCTCCAGATGCATCTGCCGCACCAACTGAAGATGGAATGGATATTCCAAGTCCTGAGGGTATGGGTGATGAGATGGGAGATGAAAATGCACCTGAAGGAGAAGAGGTTTCTATGGATGCTGAAGTTGAAGTAGGAGGTGAGGAGAAAGTGACTTTCAAAACAATTCAAAAACTAACGGGTAAGTTAACTCAAAAAATCAGAACCCTTGATAGTGAAGAGGGTATGACTTCTGAAGATATCAAATATGTTATCAATATGGTGTTATCTTCATTAGATTTGAAAAATCTTTCTGAAGAAGATAAAGAGGATATCATGTCTAAATTTGAGGAAGAAACTGAAGATTTGGGTGGTGATGATATGGACGGCACTGATTTGACAGACGATTCTGAAGTTGAAGATATTCAGGCAGATATGGATGTTGATGTTGAACAAGGTGGTGACATGCAATCTGAACCAGAAATGGCTGAAAGTGGACACGGTGCAATTATTGATAGTATTTTCAGAGAATCAAAAGTTGATAAGGTCATTTCAAAATATTTTGAAATGAGTAAGAAAGAAATTATGGAGCAAAGAAAACTAAAAATTGAGAAAGAAAAAGAAAAGTTGAAATTTGTCGAAAGAAAAATGAAAGCTGTTTCAAATCTTTCAGAAACCGCAGAACAAGAATTGGCTTCTAAAAAATTTTTGGAAGAAAATGCTACATCTGAGTTTATCGGAAAAACAAATAAAAAGAATTTAGTTTTCGAAAACTCAAAAGGTAAAAGAGTTAAAATTTCACCTGAGGGACTTTTAGTATGAGTAAATTGATTTACGTAAACGGTTTAGGGCCCAACTATAAGGGAGACAACCTATACGAATTCATTTTTTCTGATACAACGGATGTCTGGGGTGAATCGTGGGAAAGTAGACCCTCAAATGGGTATCCTTCTCCACCTGAAATACAATATATTAAAAAGGTAGGGGTTCTGAGAAATACTGATATAAAATTAGAATTGATTCAGAACTCCGATTTTTTTTGTATGATAGACGCAATTGATGATGTTGTTGCATTATCATGGGAGCCTGAGGAAGTCCAAGGAAAACAAAGATTAGTTTTCAGATTTGGACAAAGTGAACAAGAAATAAAAGACAAATTATACGAACGAGATTTAATATTAGAGTTCGAAAAACAAGTAGTATATGAAAATTAATATCAAAGCATTGGAATTAATTGAAAAAGGTCTTTCATCTAAGACCGTTTCTAAGTTAAACGAATCTCAGGTTGAGATTCTTCACAATAGATTATGTTCGGAACAAGTTACTGAAATACCTGCTAAAAAAACTTATAAAGTAGGACCTAAAGGTGGTAAAATAGGTAATGTTGTTGTTTCACAAGACCCTAATACAAAAGAAGTTATGGTTACTGCTGAAGAGGGTGAAATGAAAGAAGATGAAAACAATGTTGATATGGAAAAAGACCCATTCGAATTATCATCAACTCAAGATAAAAGACAAGTTGGTCCGGGAAGTTATGGTGATAACCCACAAGTTGATAAGGAAATGGACTCAGATGATGCTGATGGGATGGGTATAATGGAAGCGAAAAAGAAGAAAAAGAAGAAAAAAATTAGCCCTTGGGCAATTTGCACTGCGCAACTAGGAAAAGAATTTGGTACCCAAAAAAGAAGTATGTGGAGTGCTAAAGAAACAAACAAATATGAGAGATGCGTAAAAGACGTTAAACAATCTTTGAAAGAAGGTAAAAATCCCGTATCTTTGTTTTTAGAATCTCAAATTATGAAAATTGTTGAAAAAAACCTTCCTCCTAAAATCACAAAAGGTGAATTACTAAAGTTTTTATCTGAAAATAATCCTGCAGTTGCACCGACAAAACCGAAAGAAAAACCAACTACAAGACCTTCAGAAAAACCAAAGAAACCACCACATCCTTTTAAAAACCCTAACGAAAAAGAAAATCCTGCCCCAAAAGCGAAAAGACCAAGTCCTGAGGAAGCTAAGGATGAAGTTTTGGATGTTATATTAAAATTATTATCTAAGTAAAAATGGCAAAGAAAATATCTGAACAAATAAATTACGGCGATAGACCTGAAAGGATGGACCCAAATCTCGAAAGGAAACTCGCGAGCAAAGAAAACCTTTATGGTACAAATCCGGCATTTAGGAAAGGACCACAAGATGTACAAAGATTAGTTTCAAATAGATTTGGAAAAGTTGTAGATAAATTGAAAGAAGTTACAGGTATTCAAGATTTGTCGTCACAACAAATACAGGGAATGCTCATACAAGATATGATGAGAAGAGTTCCTGGTATTATGAACATTGAAAGAGCTCATAAAGACGAATTAGAAGAACTAGCAAAAAACGCTTCAATCGAAGAAGCTGAAATTCCTGAAAATTGGGTTACAATCGAACCCCATTTAGGAGAACAAGTAGATATATCAAACTTTAGGTTCCAACCAGAACCTGAAACTGATGACGAAGAAAATGATGATGAGGAAAAGCAAAAATTACAAATACCTTCTTTTGATATCGAGGATTTAACCGACGAAGAAGTATTTGAATTAGAAAAACATAAGAGAAACATTATCAATGCTCTTATTCAAGGTGCCGCAAAAAAAGGTCACTACGTATTCCAAAAACCAGAAGTTAAAGCTCAGTTAGATAGAATTAACCCAAGGCTTTATAACGATTATTTAGCAATCATGGCTATAAATGATTTTCTTTATTTCAGTATGGAACAAATGATTGAAATGATGAGTCAAACAGGTCAAGGTGTTGCAGGTAAAGTAGAATTAGACAACGAAGATGATGGAGGTGAAGAAGGTGATGGTGAAGGTAGCGAATCGGATACGGTTATAAGAGCTTACGGTATGATTTTTCCAATATTATGCCATGAAATTATTAAAGGGATAGAAGAATCCAAAGGTAGACACGGATTACCTAAAGAACCTGGTATGAGACAAAAGGTTTTAGGTGCAGTAGATACATTAGCAAACGAACCAATGCAATTACGTATAGGGCCTGAAATAGTTGAAAAAATCAGATTTGCACTTCCTGATGAAATGTTTTCTGAAACAAATAAAGGTCTAATAAACTGGTTCCATATTTTGTTATACCAAATTCCAGCGGAAGAGTTTTTAGAAATTATCGGAGATGCAATTTCCGAAGATAATTCAAAAGTCAAAAAAGCGACAAAAAGATTCGAAGAAATTATGAAAGAAGCTATGACTTTGAAACAAGAGTACGAAGATTTCAAAGATGAAAGCGATGACGAATCTGACGATGAATCTGATGATGATTTAGACGATTTCTTGGGAAGTTTAGGTATATCAAGACCTAAATAAGTTTTCCATTGACTAAAGAACAATTAATTATTGAAGTTACCAAGTGTATGAGGAATACTCCTTATGCACTTAGAACTTATTTGCAGACATACGACAACACAGTTTCAAAGTATGTACCATTAGATTTATTTCCAGACCAGGTTACTCTCATTGAAGATTATGACCAATATAATGAGAATATCGCCCTAAAGTACAGACAAGCCGGGGTATCGACAGTGACTGCTGCGTGGGCATCAAAAAGATTAGTTTTCGCAAAAAAACAAAAGCCCGAAAAAATCCTAATTATTGCGAACAAATTGGATACTTCAGTTGAATTTGCAAACAAAGTAAGAGGATTTACCGAACAATGGCCCGCTTGGGTTGGAGTTGGATTTTCAGCAGAAAAGAATTCGCAGAGACACTTTAAGTTAACTAATGATTGTGAGGTAAAGGCAGTTGCAACATCCAAAGATGCTCTCCGTGGTTATACACCTACAATTTTGATTTTTGACGAGGCCGCGTTCATTGAAGCCGATGATGATTTCTGGTCTGCCTGTATGGCCTCACTCTCTACAGGTGGTAAAGTTATTGTAATTTCTACCCCTAACGGTTACGACCCCATCTATTACGATATATACAATCAAGCTCTTAGAGGGATGAATGAATTCAAAATTTCTGAGATGTTTTGGCATAGAGACCCAAGATATACCAAAGATTTATATATGGTCAAGACAAAAGATATTGTACATTTCCTTTTGAATAGAGAAGATTATCCCTCCGATGCCACAATCGATTTAACAGTTCTAAACCCATACGAAAGAAACCATGAGGTTGTGACAGATTATATCAAACAAGGATATAAACCCTGTTCTTCTTGGTTCGAAGGTATGGTTAAAAAATTGAAATTTGATAGAAGAAAAGTCGCTCAGGAATTGGAATGTAATTTCTTAGGTTCGGGTGATAACGTATTTGATTCCAATTTAATGGATAATATAATGAAAAATATGTTGAGAGAACCTCAGGCAAAATTGATGGGGGCTTCTCTTTGGATATTTAAAGAACCTGAAAATAGTCATAAGTATGTGATGGGTGTTGACGTATCAAGAGGTGATTCTGAAGATTTTTCATGTATTCAAATAATTGATTTTGATGAGAGGGAACAGGTGTTAGAATATGTTGGTAAAGTCCCCCCTGATGTAATTGCCGAGATTGCATACAAATGGGGTAGTATGTATAACGCTTATTGTGTTGTTGATATAACGGGAGGTATGGGAGTTTCTACAGCAAGAAAAATGCAGGAGATGAACTATACTGGAGGTCTTTACATCGATAACATTGACCCGAAAAATAAATGGAAATGGGACCCTAAATTGAATGAAAAAATCCCCGGAATTAATTTCAACAACAAAAGGGTACAAATTATTTCATCTCTTGAAGAAGCTGCTAGACACGATTTTAAAATTTATTCTCACAGATTATATAATGAAATGAATACATTTATTTACGTGAATGGAAGACCTGACCACCAAAAAGGTCATCACGATGACTGTATAATGGCAATTTCTATGGCAATTTATGTTGCAGAAAAATCATTTCAATCAATTCAAAAGGTTACAAATCATACCAAAGCCATGATTAATTCATGGGCAACATTCACAAACGAAAACAAAAATAGCTCTGCATTTTTTAACCCAATGGCACCACAAGCTGTGGGTAATAATCAAAGAGGTATTAATCAGCCGACAAGAGATGATTATGAAAAATATAAGTGGTTATTCGGGGCGTAATAACTATTTATATTATCAAGGGAATAAGTAAAATTGTAATATGGCTGAAAATAATTTAACGGTTTGGCAACGACTATCGAAAACTTTTGGTCCTAATTCTTTGTTGAATCAGGACTATCCTACTTTCAAGTTCGACAAAAAAGAGTTGTTAAGAACTAAAAGTAAAGAAGAATACGAGCGTGAAAAACTCCAAGCACAACAAACATATTATTTAACAAATCAGTGGGCTAAGGTTGAAAATAACCTTTATTCACAAGCCATTTATTACGAGCCAACAAGGTTGTCGTCTCAGTATGACTATGAGTCAATGGAGTATACACCTGAGATTTCTGCCGCTTTGGACATATATGCTGAAGAATCCACAACCACTAACGAAGACGGTTTTATATTACAAATTTATTCTGAATCGAAGAGAATTAAATCTGTATTAGCGGATTTATTCAACAACACATTGGATATCAATACTAATTTACCAATGTGGACAAGAAATACTTGTAAGTTCGGTGACAACTTTGTATATCTTAAATTAGACCCTGAAAAGGGTATTGTTGGATGTCAACAACTTCCAACAATTGAAATAGAAAGACATGAAGTTGGTGCCCAAAACAAAATTCTTGCACCTAGTTCACAACAACCTGAAAAACCCAAAGCATTGGCTTTTACTTGGAAGAACAAAAATATGGAATTCCAATCGTGGGAGATTGCTCACTTTAGATTATTAGGTGACGACAGAAAACTTCCTTATGGTACTTCTATGTTGGAAAAAGCAAGAAGAATTTGGAAACAACTTTTGTTATCAGAAGATGCTATGTTGATTTATCGTACATCAAGAGCACCTGAAAGAAGAATGTTTAAAGTATTCGTTGGAAACATGAATGACGATGATGTTGAGGCGTATGTACAACGTGTCGCAAATAAATTCAAAAGGGAGCAAATTGTTGATAGTAAAACAGGCAATGTGGATATGAGATTCAACCAAATGGCGGTTGACCAAGATTATTTTATACCTGTACGTGACCCAGCGGCTCCTGACCCAATTACAACATTACCGGGAGCTACAAACCTATCCGAAATTGCCGATATTGAATATATTCAAAAGAAATTATTAACAGCACTTCGTGTACCCAAAGCTTTCTTAGGGTTTGAAGAGGTTGTTGGCGATGGTAAAAATTTATCATTACAAGATATTAGATTTGCCAGAACTATTAATAGGATTCAAAAAAGTATGATTGCAGAACTTAACAAAATCGCAATCATTCATCTTTTTCTTTTGGGATTTGAGGATGAGTTGGCCAACTTCACTTTAGGTCTTACTAACCCATCAACACAAGCTGATTTACTTAAAATAGACGTTTGGAAAGAAAAAGTTCTACTTTACAAAGATTTGGTTGCTGACCCTGGAAACGGAATACAGGCGACATCATCAACTTGGGCCAAGAAACACATATTTGGATGGTCTGATGAAGAAATCAGATTAGATTTACAACAACAAAGAATTGAAAGAGCCGTGGGAGAAGAACTCAAAGCAACACCGACAGTTATAAGTAAAACAGGTGTATTTGATAACATCGATAAGTTATACGGTACAACTTCCGGTTCAACATCAAACGCAGGTGCACAATCTACCGAATCACCTTCATTCGAAGGTGGTGAATTACCTCCACCACCATCAGAAGAGGCTCCATTAACACCACCGCCACCATCTGAAGAAACCACACCTCCACCACCAGAAGGAGGGGCTGTGACACCAGAATCAATACAAAAAGATTTGAATATTTTAGTCGAAAATAATTTAATTGAAGGTTCAGAAATCATTAATTTAGGACAAGCGCAAAATTCTTTAGGGAAAATCTCTAAAGAATTAGACAAGTTACTAAATTCATAATATTTATTTGGAAATCCCCTTATAATGACTTTCGGCAAAGTAAAAACAATAATTGAGAACAATCTGATTGATTCCTACAAAAATGAAAAGGAATTCAAAAAATCTTTAAGAGAATTTAAACACAATGTACTTGAGAATAAAAATCTTTCGAAGATTTATTCTCTATATGACCAATTGAGCGACTCCCAAGGGTTATCTGAGGAAGATGCGAAAGAATTCATACAAGAAGGGGTTCAATTAATTCAAAAACTTTTACAGAACGTAAAGTTACCAATCACTTTAAAAGAATCATCTAACAATTCTTATTCAGATATTGATACTTTGGTTTATGATACAAAAATTAATTTAAAAGAAAGAATTGAGGCTAAGAAAAATTTAATCAAGGTTTTAACTTCAAAAAAAGAAAAGGTTAAGGAAAGTATTAATATTCCAATTAAATCAATGGTAAGCATTGCCAATCAAACTTTAAATACATTTATCAGTTCTTTAGATGAAACTGCAAAAAAAGAATTTTTTGCAATTGTTTCAGAAGATACTAAGTCACTTGAAGACAAATTCGAAATCCTTAAAGAAAATACAATTGAAAAATTGAATTCCATTTTGGATAAAGAAGAGGAATTTGAAGTCAAAACCAAAATTTCTGAAACAATAGATAGAATTAAAGGTGAAAAATTTGACCAGATTAACTTCTTGAAATTAAAAAGTTTAGAAGGGTCAATCTAATTTTTTCTTCTGAATATAAATTGCCTTTAATATTTGACTCCTTTTTCTTACAGATTTCTTGGTGAACTCTTTTCTATCAAACAGAATTTGATTTTGTTTTGTTTTTATAACTTTTGATTTTAGAGTTTTAAGTGCTCTCTCTATATTTTCACCATTTTTTAATTCAATCACTAACATATATTACATATATCACTTATTTGAAGAAAATTTTTGACATAGACATAAATCATTACTATTTTTCTAAAAATAAACTTTTAATAAGATGAAATTTAATGAAGAAAGGGAAAAGTGTAAAGTTGAATCTTTTCAACCCAATAAAATCAATATATGGAACTGTTGATTCTAAAAATTTAAAATCAGTATACATAAACATTCAATCTTGGGTTACCCCAAAATTCGAACACGATAATTGGAACCGCGTCGTTTGTAATCTAACAAGGGAAATAAAACATTCTGTCTATAATTCAATTCCAACGCAAATTTTTCAAGATAAAAGCATTGTTGATTTAGATTTGAGAACAAGTGGTATATCACATGGTAAAAAATCTTTTTTTAATTTAGAAGTAAATTTATATACCTTGGATGAGTTGGATTTCAAGTCCAACGAAGTCAAAGAATCGGTTAAACGTATTGTTAAAAGTATTTTTAGTAATAATATCTCGAACAATCAATATTTTGAATTTTCTAACACCAAGAAACATTAAGGTCAAAATATATTTCATAAGATATTTATTTAAAAATGTTTAATGAAACAATTAAGAATTTTAGAGGCAAATGAAGTAGGGCATGGAATTTTAATCGAAATGGATGCGGGTTTTGTTTCACCCAAAGACAAGATGAATTTTGAAATTCTTAAAGAAGCTCATAATTTGGATTATAGAAATCCATTTGAATTTTATGCGGTTTTACAAAAATATAATACACCAAATAGAAATGGTAGATTTTATCCTGAAAAAATATTAAAAAGAGAAGCAGACAAATACAAAGTAGCAATTGCTAAAGGACTTTCAACATCTGAGTTGAACCATCCAGAATCTTCATTAATTGATTTGGATAGAGTTTCACATATCATAACTGATATTTGGTGGGATAAAAATATATTAATGGGTAAGTTAAAGCTTTTAACTACGCCAGGTTTTCATGAAAGAGGAATTGTTTCGTCCAAAGGGGATGTCGCAGCTAACTTAATGAGACAGGGAGTTACACTAGGTATTTCATCAAGAGGGGTAGGTTCTTTAAAAAATGTTGGAGAAAGAAATGAAGTACAAGACGATTTCGAATTAATTTGTTTTGACTTAGTATCATCCCCATCAACACCAGGTGCATATCTATTCTCAGACGTAAATGATAGAGATAAGTACGAAGAAAATTTAGAAGAAGAAAAGAAGATTCAATCACAAGAAAAGTCGGTTGACAAATCACTTGATTTAATGAAAAAACTTTCTCATTATTTAGGTAAATAATTTTAAAATATGGACGAAAAGTTTTTTGTTGCAAAAATTACCTACGATTTACCCGATGATAACACAGGGAAGATTAAAAAAATTAGGGAGGAAAAATTAGTTAAGGGTTTTTCGGTTACTGACGTTGAAGCTAAGGTAACTAAAAGATATGAATCCTTTTCACATGATTGGAGAATAACCTCCGTGTCGGAAAGTAAGATTGACGAAGTAATTTAAAAAAAGTGGTTGAAAAACCACTTTTTTTTTTATGGTCAGTATTTATAGGAAAATACAAAATGAATTTTAATACTTTCTCAAAAAACGGTTCAACTGATGTACAAAGAGTAATTAATGCACCATCATGGTCCTCTTGTATTGCATATTTGGAAGGTGCCGGAGAAACAATTTCACAAATAATTTATTTACAGAGTAATACTACTGTTATTATTAACAGCCCAAGTTCAAATAATTTCTACAACATTATTTTAGAAGATGATGTGACAAGTGCAAAATTCTCATATCTTATCTTAGATGATAATTTTTCTAATATAACAACTTGGATTTCGCAACAGACAGGTAAAAGTGTTGTGAATTTACAACAACAAACAAAATCTTACGTTGTTGTATAACAAATTAAATCTTTTTTCAAAATAGAAACTATTTATTAGTTAAAAATAATACATTTTCGTATGCAAGAAAATAAAAATTTAGTACAAGAGGCGCTTATTCAAATGAAAAACGTTGAGGAAGCAATTGCCGAAAATGCAAAAGGAATACTTGCTTCAACAATGAAGGAAGAAATCAACCAATTAGTAAAAGAATCTCTTTCCGAAAATGAGGATGAGGTTGTAAAAGAAGCTGATGATGAAATGGAAGATGATATCGAAACAGATATGGAGATGTCATTTGACGATGAATCTGAAGTTGAACCCGAAGATGAAGAATCTGATGAAGAATCTTTCGAGCTAGATATGGATTCGGAAGAAGCTCCAATTGATTTGACTCACATCGAGGACGAAGAAGAACTCCTAAAGGTTTTCAAGGCAATGGGAGAAGATGATGGAATTATCGTAAAAAAAGACGGTGAAGACATTCATCTTAAAGACAATGATGCCGACACCGAATATGTTGTAAAACTTGGTGAAGCAGAAAACGAAAAAATAAACATTGATGAAAACTTTAATGAAATGGAGCACGAAACAAATGAAAACATTGATGACGTTTTAGATGCGATATTCAGTTCTGACTCAGATATGTCAGACGTATCTCAAGACGACATCGAAGATGAAGAAATTGTTTATGAAATTTCTTTGGACGATGATGAGGACATAATGGAAGAGTCAGATGATGACGACATAATGGAAGAGTCAGATGATGACGACATAATGGAAGAGTCAGATGATGACGACATAATGGAAGAGTCAGATGATGACGACATAATGGAAGAGTCAGATGATGAAGAGTCAGATGATGAAGCAATGATGGGTGAATCTTACAACCACAAAAAATCTCCCAAGAAAGAAACTAAAGAAGCTAAAATGTCAGTTAAAGCTAAAGGACTTGGACTTGGTAAAGGACCTAAATTTTCTTACAAGAAAGAAAGCGGTGGATTCAATACAAAAATGAAAGAAGGTCCTAAATCTGTAGGAACTGGTAATGCTAAAAAAGTAAAATTCGGTAAGGGAGAAAATGCGGAAGTTGGTAAAAATAAAATGGTTAAAAAAGTTGAAGCTAAAGAGTCACCAAGAACTTTAGGTAGTGGTACTAATTTCAGAACACCTGGAGGTTTACCAAAACCAAGAGCTCACTCAGGTTTCAATGCTAACGTAAAAAAGGAATCAATTGATGCAGAAGTTAGTATGTTGAGAGAAAAAAATGAAGAATACAGAAAAGCATTAAATGTATTTAGAGAAAAATTGAACGAAGTTGCAATTTTTAACTCTAATCTCGCATATGCAACAAGATTATTCACTGAACACTCAACAACTAAGAAAGAAAAAATAAATATTCTTAGAAGATTCGATTCTGTAGAAAGTTTAAAAGAGTCAAAAACTCTTTATAAATCAATCAAAGACGAATTATCTAAGACAGAAACTAAATCAATCAACGAAACTGTCGAAACAAAACTTAATAAAGAAGTTTCTTCAGGTTCTGCGACAACATTAATCGAATCTAAGACATATGAAAATCCTCAATTCCTAAGAATGAAAGATTTAATGTCAAAGATTAGATAAAAAAATAAAATAAAACCAAAAAATAAAAAAAATGGGAGCATTATTAGAATCAGGTCTAGTTGGTAACATCGGTCTCAAGCACCTCAAAGTTATCAAAGAAGACACAATCAACAAATGGGACAAATTAGGATTCCTTGAGGGTCTTAAAGGTCACTTAAAAGAGAATGTAGCTCAACTTTATGAAAACCAAGCTTCATATTTAATCAACGAAGCGGCTTCAACATCTGATACAGGTGCGTTTGAAACTGTGGTTTTCCCTATTGTGAGAAGAGTATTCTCTAAACTTTTAGCTAACGACATCGTTTCAGTACAGGCTATGAACTTACCAATTGGTAAATTGTTCTACTTTGTACCTAACATTCAGTCATATGAAACTGAAACAGCTAACAACGCAACACACTGGGCACCTTACGGAGCACCAAATGCGACTGAAGGTCAAACACCTAACAGTGGTTATGACTATAACAACACCAAAGACCTTTATGATAGATTTTATGAAGGTAATGAACCAGCTTTAGACCCTCCAGGTCTTTACGATTATTCTAAGGGTGAGTGGTCAGCAATTACAGGTTCTGTAGTAACAGTAGCTTGGGTTGGTGATTCATTAATTCCTTCAGGATATGACACAGATAATTACAGAAAAGTTCTTGTAGTTATGTCAGGTTTCGCATCTGATGGAGCTGGTAAACTTATCGGTCCAGATGGTAACCCGATTGATAACGAATCTTTCTTGGCTGATTTGACAATCAGAGGTAAAGCAGGAAACGTTTATACTTCGGCTAACACATCTAACAACTATCTTTTCAGAGTGGTAACTCAAAGATATGGTAAAGGTATCGTTCAATACGGTAACAACAACGCAACTGCAGTATTCCCTAACAGTAAAACTGGTGGTGGTCAATATGATGACCTTTGTGATGTTGAAGGTAAAATCTACCTTGAAATCGATTTACAAGTTCCAGTATGTATCTCATGTGGTGGTTCACTAGATGGTTACACTGGTTCTTCATTCTCTTCTGCTACTGCTGTAGCTGACGCGTTTACAGGTACTTACAAAATCTACAAGAACCTTGAGTTCGAAGATAAGATTGGTGAGGTATCTTTTGACCTTATGTCAGTAACAGTTTCTGTAACTGAGAGAAAATTAAGAGCACAATGGTCTCCTGAAATGGCACAAGACGTTGCAGCATTCCACAATATTGATGCAGAAGCAGAATTGACAGCTTTATTGTCTGAGCAAGTTGCAGCTGAAATCGATAGAGAAATCCTTAGAGATTTGAGAAAAGCAGCGGCTTGGAACTTGAGATGGGATTACAACGGTTGGAAGAGATTAAGTAGTATTGGTGCAGTTCCTTATACTCAAAAGGATTGGAACCAAACTCTTATCACTGCAGTAAACCAAATTTCTGCTCAAATCCATAAGTCAACACTTAGAGGCGGTGCTAACTGGATTGTTGTTTCATCTGAAATCTCTGCGATTTTTGATGACTTAGAATATTTCCACGTTTCAAACGCAGCTCCTGAGCAAGACCAATACAACATGGGTATTGAAAGAATTGGTACTCTTGCAGGTAGATACCAAGTTTATAGAGACCCTTACTTCCCAGCTAACCAATTGTTATTGGGACACAAAGGTACGTCTTTACTAGACACAGGTTACATCTACGCACCATATGTACCTCTACAATTAACTCCAACAATGTATAATCCATTCAACTTTACACCAATCAAAGGTATCATGACTAGATACGCTAAGAAGGTTGTAAACAACAGATTCTATGGTAGAATCACAGTTGATGGAGTAAGAACATTCGACTTGAGAGAGTTGAGATAATTTGGTCTTAACCAAAAATATAAAAGGGTCCCAAAAGGACCCTTTTTTTATTTGGATTTACAATATGAAGATTCATAACCAAATACAATACACCTTAAAGTTTTGACTTCCTGTCTTAAACTTTCCAAGTGGTCACCATAAAATGGTTTATGTCCTTTGGAAATTTCTGTGGTAATTTGGTATTCTATTTCAATTATTCTTGATTCTAATTCACTTATCTTTTTTGGATTCATTAGTTTTTTTTGGTCTACTATTTAAAGTTCTTATTGATTTAGAAACAAGTTCAGCCTCAGTTAAACTGAATACACCTTTATGGTAACAAAATTCTAATGCTTGAATTATAAAAAATAATGATTGTGCTTCTGAAAGATTTTCACATATCAAATCCAATTCTTCTTGACTGGAAATAGGTATAGTATCAAAAAGATTAATAATTGATGATTGATTGTGTTCCATATTTAAATTTATGAATATTTATTTATGATGAATAGTAGTAAAAAAACAAATGTAAGTGAAGCAACCGGCAGTGCTAATTCTGGAAAATATAAAGTACCAATTGTCTTAGCACCTCAAGATTGGAATGAAGAACAACTTGGACCTTTCACAGATAGAGTTTCTCCTTTTATAAATGCTGAGTTAGAATATGAAGATTATGACGATGAATTCAAACTAGAGCCTCAAGAAACTATAGAGAAGGAAAATAGAACAAGATTGATATCAAAATTGATGACTCAACTCAAAAAATCCTATCAGGGACAAAATGATGAGGAGGGTTCAGCTATCAATCCCACAATGTCAGGTTTACCTCAAAAGGAACCTGAATTTATAAAAGAAGATTTAGCTGTTTGGTTTGGGACAAAGAAAAAACCCAAAGGTAGTAAACAACCAAAAGGACCTTGGGTTAACATTTGTAGGAAAGACGAAAAAGGTAAACATCCTCCTTGTGGTCGACCTGAAGCAAAATCTACATCATATCCAAAATGTAGGGCAGTTCATGTTGCATCAAAAATGAGTGCGTCGGAAAAAAGGTCTGCTTGTCAGCAAAAAAGAAGGGCGGAAAAATCCAATCCGAAAATTGGTACAGGTAACAAACCAACTATGGTTTCATATAAATCGAAGAACGAATCAATTGAGTCGATTATTTTGAAGGTATTAAAGGAAGAGTATAGTTCTAGATTATTGTATCCTGTTGAACAGATTTATAGTCAATTGAGTAATGCTCCAATCGAAATTAAAAAAATTGTTAGTCAACTCACACCAATTAATTGTGTGAATGATAAAGGTGAGAAAAGAACTTGTTTTAGAATACCTGAGGTTTTATATGTTTACCTTACAGGTAGGTATTAGTTCAACTTATTTAATATATTATTGAGAGAGTGTTGAATATTATTTTTTATCTCATTTTCTAAATCTTCTCTTCTTTTTTCTAATTCAATATCAAAAGAATCAATTAGTGTATTGTATAGTTCTACATCTTCAATATAAACGGTGTAACTATATACGTGATTAATAAGATTAACAGTTCGGTTTTCGACGACAATAAACATATCGTTCATGTCATTTTTTATAAATCTTTTATGAGATTTTGGTGCATAAGTCAATTTGGAATCTTTTCTTGATATCAAATTCAAACAAATATCAACAGAGGTTTTTTCCTCATATGATATAGGTGGTTTTGGGTCAAACCTGTCTTTTAAATGTAGATAAAATTTAAAAAGTAAATTAGGTATATAACCAACAATCTTTTTTTCCATTGTTCAAATATAAGAAGAAACTTAATAATTAACAATAAGAACCTGAACAATGTTTTTTTCCGTCAAGACCTGGCATCTTACCTTTACAAACCTGTACAGCATAACCATTAGCGTAAGCTGAGGGGTAAACCTTAAACTTAGCCTTAGCAGCCGCCTTACCTCTTGAACATAGTTTAGAACCTGTTTTTTTAGCTTCAGTTATGTCTTCGTAATCAACGTATGATTCTTTTTTAGATTTTTCATTCATAAAAAAATCAAAAACTTGGTCCATGTTTGTTTTGGCTTCTGTAACGTGGTCATCCGCCCAATCATGACCATTTTGAATTATGGAATCAACCATTGATTCATCCATTTCTAAAAGCATTTCACATTGTCTTTTTATTTGTCTAAGGTTACTGAAAAACATATAATTTTCGGGTAATTGTTCTTCAGATAAAACTTTGCCTATAATTCTTTTTAAATCCGTTTCTGTTAATCTATTAGTTTTCATTATTTTTTATTTACAATTTCGAAGGTTAATTCTCTTTTATAAGTATCTTTTTCACCACTTGTGTTCACTTGAATGTCGACAAAATATTGATTCGGAATTTTATCTCTCATATCGAAAATAAAATAATACTCATTAGGTGTCCTATTTATCGGTGTCCAATCTTGGACTTGAACTTCTGTTGTTCCTTCTTTCACATATACTCTGTAAAAGGCTGAAATATTTTCTAAAGGTACTTGACCCGTGTAAGCTTTTTTAATAGTTACACCTACTTTCCTAATATCAGAGTTTAGAATTTTTTCATTTTGAAGTATACCATAAAAATCGAATCCGAATTTTTCAGGTTCTCTTGATGATGTACCTATTTGTATACCGGCTGAATATTGTTGTAATATAAATTGGTTAGTTATATTAGCAATAGGTTGACCATTAATTACTAAGTTTTCCCACACATCATAATACATACAGGGTGTAGGGCTACCTGTAAATGAATTTGGAACCACAACTTCATATACTCCCCTTGTTCTTAGACATGTTGTTAAAGATGACATTGAACTAACCACATTTCCATTTGCATCCTCAATTTTAACCGTTGGATTATCGTCAAGATTTACGGGGTTTCCATTCTGATAAACGTATAGATAAAGTTTGTTCGTTTGGTTTTTCAAGAATTTATTCCTATCATCTTGAATGAGGTCATCATAGTTTGTTAAAAGAAAAGGTTGATAAAATGTTTGTGTATGTCTTGAAAAAAACGCAACACTATAACTGTCAGTGAGTCCGGTAATTCTTTCCAATTGAGGAACATAAGATAATCCCCACCCCGTAACACCTGTCAGAGTCCCATCAATAATTGAATTTATTTCATTAGTCATGTCCATTTCAACATCTTCGTTACCAAGTTCAAAGTGTTGTGTTGCTACTATAGTTAAACCTGAATAATTTACATTTCCCGAGTTGGTGTTACTGTATAATCCTTGTTGAGACCAGTTGTCCAACGTTGTCATTTGATACCAATTTGATGGTCTTGTAGAAAAACTTCTAGGGTCAACATATGTTAATGGAGATTGTCCCCCTTGTGCACTATTTTTTGCTAAGTTGAAATCATTATAATCATACCCTACACCTTCATCCCATTCTTGAGGTTCTCCTGTTGAGCCTGAAACATTAGGAATTCTAAATAAAATCAAATCGAAAGATGTGGCTCTCCTTCTTGAATTTGACATGAAAGTATTCAACAATTCATTGTCAAATGAGGATGTATTTGTCATTTTAAGAGTGTGAGTCATACCTGTTGTACATCCTGTAGAAATTACACCTGATTGAATATTTTCTAATAGAAGGTCTAAACCTAAGTCAAAGATACAACGAGTGAATCCGTAATTAGGGACAATATAGTCCGAAGCGCCGAAGTTTAACTCAATTACAGGGTTTCTACCTGTATTAACATATGAGTTCGATGTAATAGTATTATTCTTGTTAATATATGACCTTAAAATTGACATTTACACTTTTAATATAAATATCAATTTATACGAAGATTTGCATTAAGAATATTTGTGTAAGCTTCTTGCATTTGAGTTAGTATGTCGGAAGTTGATGTTCCTTCTTGAGTGATTGGTACAGGTGGCATACCAGGGTATGCGTGAGTGTGTGAAATCAAGAATTTAACAATTACATTTAGTAACTCTAATAGCTCCTCACCTCTAACCATACTTGATGTGTTAGGTAAAAGTTCTCTCGTCACCTTTTCGGTAGTAAACCCATATAAAGTATCGTCGTAAATTATAGGTCTTTTACCGTTTGGTGGTTGAGTCAAATAAGATAACAAATAGAAAGTATCTGAGGCTAATCCTCCAAAAGTCGTTGGTTTACCATCATAAACAACTTGATTTACTTTTTCTTTTTTAATTTCAATCGGAGTACCTACAGTATCTTTTTTCCAAATCAAACCGTTACCGTTAACGTTAATTGCAGGACTTAACTTTATATTTTTATATATTTCACTGGCTGATGCAATTCCATCTGAATTCTTTCCTTTAGAAAGGGATGGGTCAATGTAACTCCATAAAAAAAAGTTAGGTCTATAAAAAATTGGGAACTTACCTGTGGGGTTTTCTTCAGAAAATATTACTTTTCCTCTGAAATTAATATTTTTATCGTTACAA